TCAACTCCGTAAAAAGTATTTCGAATATCTTCTTGATTATGCAAGTAGATTTCACCATTTTTGAAAGAAACGAAATGATTATTAATTCGAATCATGTCTTCTGGATTGAATTTTAATCTACCTAACCAACCATTATCTTTATCGGAATAAACCCAAGTAACGTATTCTGTATCGTTATACTGAATGTTTAAGATGTAAAAATCGTTGTATTGGTCGTATTTTCCGTTTATATGATTAATTGTGTTGTTTCTGAATAGTTTCTTAAAATAACTTCTCATTAGTTGGCTTGAAGCTTCAAATAATCCGTTATTGTAGTTCTTTTTAAGTACTACTCCGCGCTTCACATCAGTAAAGAAACTATTAAATCCAAACTCATCAAAACTATCAGGATGTTGAGAAATTCCATATTCTCCACCATCAGTTTGCTGCTGACCTAAAACCTCTTCAATTCTTGATAAGTTAGTAGTGCCATCAGCATTGTAAAGTAAATCTTTTCCATAAAATACTCTACTACATTTGTCTTCTTGGTAAACTTCTAAATTAGTGTCTTGACCTTTTATTTTTATAATAGGACCATACGCTTTTTCAATATCATCTTTGTAATTAGCTAAAGACAAATTGAATTCGTTTAGTTTGTTTACGTTTGAATTTGAATTGAAAATACCTGAATAAGTAATATCGGCAAATCTGTTTATTCTTTTATACCCTTCTTCGTCTACAGCACTTGGATTTGAATCAATACTGAATGTTTTTCCAATAAAGGAATCTTGTATTTTAAAACTTTCTACTCCGTTTCCAAATGTAAAACAATTGAATGCGTTTTGCAATGTATGTTCTGTTGCCTGATGTTCTCCATCTGTTATTGTAAAAGTTTCTGGAGTTTCAAAAAATGGTGTGTTTAGAACTTCTATTGGTTCTGTTTCAAAAACTAATGTTCCTCCTGAAAAATTTATATCAAATTGAACTCTAGTATAAACATCTCTACTTGCTGTACCATCTTTATTTGGTTTAACTCCAAATCTTGAACCAAAAGTATCTTCTATGGTCCATTCGTAATCAGATAAAGAGTCGTTAGCAAAGTTTGTCCAAGATGTTAATGTCGCTATTTCTGCATCCCACCAATCTTTTACACTTGGATAGTCTGCTTGTGCAAACACAGTAACTTCATAATTATAAGAAAAACCATTACTTCCTTTTCGAGTAATTGTTACTTCAAATCTTATTTGTGATCCACTTTTTATTTCTAATGGAACGAATGTAGGAGTTGTGTCAAATTCACCAAATAAAGGCTCTGTATAAACAAAACTTCTACTAGCGTATCTTCTTCCGTCAAAACCTTCAAAAGTTCTAAAAAAGTCTTGGTCGATATTTATATCAAAATTTCCTTGTTTAATCTTAAAATACATTCCTGATTCTTCGATTATTTCGTTTCCTGAAGCATTCTGATTTCCTTCAATAAAATCTTTTACGTTAGTGGAAACCTCTAAAACCTTTACTTTTTGCACCGTATCTAATGGTCCTGAAAAATCAGACTTAACTATAAGTAAATCCCCTTCTTTTATTTTATTCTTGTTTTCTCCAACAAGTTTTATCCAACGATAAATACCATCTTTATATATTTGATTTCCGTAAATAATTTCATATTCTTTTTTTACTTGCTTTATTCCAAACTTATAATAAGAAGCGAATGATGGTGGTAAATGGTTTAAGGTTATTTTTAATTTATTTACTGTAATTGAATTTACTGCAGGTATGTATATTGTGTTTGTTGGACAAACTAAAGATGTTGTTTTTCTTCCTTTTGGGTCTAAATAAAACATACATACCTCGTAATCTCTATTACTATGTAAACTTGAGAAAGAAGAGTCAGATACTAATTGAATTTCAGTTTCATTAATCAGAAAAAATTCATTTTTATTCTCAGTTATTCCCGAAAGTTCTGTAACATCATAAACAACTTTAGGTGTTCTAATAATCAATGTATCACCACTGTTTGATACTGAAAATTCTTGGAATGAAATAAAAGTTCCTTCATTACTTATTTCGTTAACTCTGAAATTTTCAGAAAAAGCACCTTCTATTTGTTCTGTAAAATCTGAATTAGTTAAAAAGTCAACCAAATCAGTATAGCTACTTGTTAAATTATAAAAGAATGTTACAGATGGTTGTATTGCTTGAACTAACGATGATTGTAGTTCAAAATTTATTCTAATTTGATTCCCTGAAGAGAAGTCAAAATTAGTCATGTCGTATTCTGCTAAAGTATCAATAATTGTATCTCCAACTAATGTTGCTCCATATCCTGTTGATTTTGGGAAAGATAATTGGTGATAAGCAAAATAATCATATCTTGATGTATCGATTATACCATTACTAATATTATAGTTTAATTTAGCTTCATATATTAATCCTTCATTTGAAGTAATAAATAAAGTTACATTTCTATCAGTTGCTGTATTATAAGATAATGTGTTATTTCCAGAAACATCAATTAATGAATCTAATATAGTAGCACCCTCTTTTATGAATACTGAATAAACTACTGATAAAAATTCTGCTTTTGGAGTAATATCTACAATAAAATCTGCATTGCTTCCACTAGCAGCGGCTAAATTCATCACAACTGTATTAGTTGTGAAATCCATTTGGTCAATTGGAGAGGAGCCTCCATCTGGAATTCCTTCCTCAAAATCGATTAAATTAGAATAATCTACAGCGTCAACAAAATCATTTCCATTTCCTGTAACTATGCTTAAATACGGTAATGTAGAAACTAACTCTACATTAAAATCAATAACTTGGTCAACATTATATCCTTCAATATAATTAGCGTAAGCTAATCTGTTGCCAATCATAGTTTGTCCATTAGCTGATAACGGTACATTATCGAAGTTTCTGAAAAATTGATCTTCTGGTAATACTTTAAAAATTTTACTTTTGCTAAATTGAAAAGTTTGAGTAGATGAATCAGCCCATGACTGAGCTAACTTATTAAAACTCTCGATTACATAAACGGTAGTGTTATTGCTTTCTCTATATAATAACTCAACTTCTTCTACATCTCTAGGACCTACATTAAAAGAAATATCTGTTGCATTTGATAGATTAAGCATTCCGTTGTTTTCATACGTTTGATAATCTAAAGCAAATTTGCTTGGCTCAAAAGCTATTCTTGTCCAAGAACTTGGAGCTGAATAAAAACCATCTTTAAATTTGTATCTATAGGCAAAGCAAATAAATTTATCTCTTAAAAAGTTGTTTTCTACACCATCAACACTTGTTGTTAAAACTAAATTTGGGGCAAAAATAGGACTTGGTTTCATTACTGAAATTTCATCTTCTGTAAATCCATCTACTGACCAAGTTTTAGCTCTTTCAATATTTACAATTCTAGGTGGATTACTATCTCCAGACCACGCAATTAAATCACCACCTTCTTCTCCACTAGAAATAATATCGACATTATTAATTCTTTCTCCTGATTTAAAGTTAAGAACTCCTCCTGTTGTTGCCTGAAGCACAATTTCAGATGTGTTTGTTTCTACGTTGTACTCTATGATATAATCATGGCTTGTTCCTTTTATAAAGTTGTAAACTTTTTCTTTAGAAGGGTCAGTACATTTGCCAATAGTTTTAGCTCCAGAAATATTATAGTTTGTTTTTTTTACGTTTCCAGGAACATTCTTGCCGACACCACCATTGTTCCCATCTGACGTAGTTACCAAAAAATTTTCAGCATCAACAAGCACTTCGGGTGACGTAAGGCGCTCATCTGTATCTTTATCTACAACACCTTTAACAAATATATTCTTGATTTTAGTCATATCTTACTTATTTAAACCATTTTTTAACACCATTTATATTGAAAGCTAACTCATGTAATCTTAAATCCATAAGTTTTATTTTAGCGTTTCTTACTGCGGTATCGTAGTCTTTTTTAGATCTTCTAACAATGTATTCTTGAATGTTTAGTTTATTACTTGTAATATTCCAATTAATCCAAGCATATAAAGCCATTTCAGCCATTTTATTTACCTTGATGTCGTTTTCATTTGAATATTCTAATCCATCAGAAATATATTCTAACATAATTACTCTTGTTAAATTCTCTGAACTGAAATGAATTTTTCCTTTTCGTGTATCGATATTGAAATATCCATTGTTGTTTCGAGTAGTATCTAAAGAATACATTCCTAATCCACAAACTCCTCCTTCATAGTGTCCGCATCCATTACAAGAAGTAGCACAAGGTAAAACATTAATTGAATTTGGCTTGTTGTCTTGCTTTTCTGAGAAAAACGTACTTCCTTCTAAAATATTTCCTTCGTCATCAAATAAAATATTCGCATCGTTATCTTGTAAATAAGCAGTAGCCAAAGGTAATTTTGTGTTTTTACTCATTGGCATTAAATCTCCTGTTTCTGGGTTTACCCAAGAAATTCTAACGTAAGAAACGTAATCAGGTGGTAGAATAACATCGAGAGTTTCATTAAGTTCTAATTCAACTGCTTTGACTTCTTTTAAAACATCAAAATTGAATTGTTGTAAACCTTTTTTAGCCCAATACAAAATTTGATGTCTTTTAGTAGGTCCTAAAACAGTTCCATCACCTGTTTGGTTTTGCCAAAAGTTATTTACAATATCTTCTAAAGAGATATAAACGTAATTACCATGATTCTCTTCATTTTCATAGTAAATCTGAGGATTTTGACTGCTCATATCTTATATTTTAGCTCTGTTTTTGAGCGATTTTTACTTCTTCGTTGTTTGTTGCTGCTTCCACTTGTTCTTCGCGAACTGCCAATCCTGTATATGATAAAACTTTCATTACAAATGGTGCGTATTGACTAATATGTAATTCAATATCTTGTTTGTCGGTAGCCGAAGCATTGTAAACCGGATTACCACTTACATTTACATAAGTCCATTTTGGAGCTTTTGGAGTTCTTAAAAAGAATAGTTCAGGGTAATAATCATCATCTAGTGTAGGATGAATACGAAAACTTTCACCGATTTTCTCATAAGCCGGATAAGTAAAACTGATCAAATTACTATTTTTAAGCCTATTCAATTCAGATTTATTTACCTCTTCAATGTCTATTTTTTTACCTTGAGCATTTACTAATGAAATGTTTTCTACTCTATACAAATCACTTCCGGTATAAGACCATAAGTCATTTGGTTCATTGTATGTAAAATTTACTTCAGTAGTATAAGTAGCAAACATATCAATTTGCTCACGAATGTTTTTAGGAATATTTGCGTATTCCGTTTCTGTCATACGTTTATTTTGTTTAGCAAGCCATTGATTGTATTGGAAAAATAAGTTCTCAAACATATCTAATTGTGCTAAATTGCAGTAGGTATTAAACTCTTCAGGAGAGATATATCCGTAGTTATTTTTATTCAATAAGAACATAACCACGTTTCTTACATTGTTGAT